TCGGTTTGCTTCTGGTAAGAACAGTATCGCCATGTGCGATAGGTGTGGCCAACAGTACAAATTGACGGCTCTGAGACAAGAAGTTATCAAGACAAAGCTTTACAATTTGATGGTGTGTGATACGTGTTGGGATCCCGATCAGCCGCAGTTGCAGTTGGGTATGTATCCAGTGGATGATCCGCAGGCAGTGCGTAACCCGCGCAAGGACACAACGTACGTTACGGCAGGCACAAACGCTAGTGGCAATTTGACTGGCGGTTCGCGGGATGTTCAGTGGGGGTGGGCACCGGTAGGTGGGTCGAGTAATTTTGATGTTGCTCTCACGCCAAACTACTTGGTGGCAACGACATTTGTTGGTACAGTTACAGTAACAGTTACTTAGGAGTTAGTTATGAAAGACAAGACACAAGACATGAAGATGATTAAATCTGCTGTCGGTAAGCACGAGAAAAATATGCACCCCGGCAAAACGCCTACAAAGCTTGCCAAGGGCGGTAAGACCAATGAGATGATGATGCAGTATGGTCGCGGTATGGCCAAAGTTAAGAATCAGGGGAAATAACATGGCCAAGATTAACAATCAACCCGCCTCTATAAACCCCGGCACACCTCCAAACCGCAGTAAAGCCGATACCGTGAATATGTCTATTGGCAACATCAGCAAAAACGCTGGTAACGAAACCACTAAGACATCCGGTATTGTCACCCGTGGTAACGGTGCGGCAACCAAAGGCACGATTGCCAGAGGCCCAATGGCATGAATTACACCGCACTCAGCGCTGCTATTCAAGCGTATACGGAGAACACGGAAGCAGATTTCGTGGCTAATATTCCCGTGTTCGTTCAGCAAGCTGAGCAGCGTATTTACAACAGCGTTCAGTTTCCGTCTATTCGTAAGAACATGACGGGCGTGGTGTCCACCACAAGTACGTACCTGTCTGCACCAGACGATTATTTGGCTACGTATTCGTTGGCGGTCATTGACGCTACTGGCAACTACGAGTACCTGTTAAACAAAGACGTTAACTTTATTCGTCAAGCGTATCCAAGCGCTAGCGATGTAGGTTTGCCAAGGTATTACGCTTTGTTTGGCCCAACAGTCAGCGGTAGCACAATCACAACTGAGTTGACGTTCATTCTGGGGCCAAAGCCAGATGCCAACTACACCGTTGAGTTGCATTACTACTATTACCCCCAGTCGATTGTCACCGCTTCAACTACATGGCTTGGTGATAACTTTGATTCTGTGCTTTTGTATGGCTCTTTGGTTGAGGCTTACACCTACATGAAGGGTGAGCAGGACATGATGGCGCTGTACAACCAGAAGTTCATGGAAGCATTAGCACTTGCAAAACGTTTGGGCGATGGTATGGAGCGTCAAGACGATTCATGACCTGACGACCGACGTTATCAAGATTGCCTTGTATACGGCTAACGCTAATTTGAATGAAGACACAACTGTGTACAGTTCAACTGATGAAGTGGCCAACACGGGCACTTACGTCGCTGGTGGGGCACAGCTAACTCCCATCACAATAGGCACGTCTGGATACACAGCTTACGTGGGCTTCCCAAACATCTCGTGGACAGGCGCAATCACAGCTAGGTGTGCTTTGATTTACAACGTCACACAGGGTAACAAGTCTGTAGCCGTGTTGGATTTTGGTTCAGACAAAACTTCTACAACCACGTTCACCATTACCATGCCAACCAACGGCCCAACCACTTCATTGATTAGGAGTTCAAATTGATTGTTACGACAACCAAAGGCGACATGGACGATTCCTTGCTTGAAAAGCGAGAAGGTTCATTAGATAATGACAACGAGTCAACCACATGGGTGGAGTATTGGTTGGATGGTGAACTTGTCCACCGTTCGGTGCACGTTCAATTGAAGAAATCGGTGGGGCTGAAAGTCGAAGCCGCATCTTTCGGTTAATTTTTTAAAGGAGCCTCATCATGGCAAATACTCAAGCAATGTGTACATCATTCATGGAAGAAATTCTAGAAGGCGTGCATAATTTCACGACCGGTACAGGCAACACTTTCAAAGCCGCGCTTTTTGTTGCCACTGCTAACACTTCTTCAAGTACAACTTTGTGCGCCAGCGTAACTGCTTATGCAACAACGGTTAATACAATTCCCGAAGTGTCAGGTACAAATTACGTAGCTGGGGGCGTAACAGTAACAAACGGCACATCGCCTTTGGCTACAAACACTTCTACTACGGCGGGCACTGCCTATTGGACTCCCAGTGCTAGTTTGACATACACAAACGTAACATTGACTACGGCATTTGATACTGTGTTGATTTACAACTCATCGGCTTCTAACAAGGCTGTTAGCGTTCATACCTTTGGTTCACAGACCGTGACTGCCGGTACGTTTACGCTGACAATGCCTGCTAACACAACATCTACTGCTCTGATCCGTTTGGCAACAACCTGATCCTCCTGTCTAGGAGGGCAGTAAATGACAACCGCATGGGGCGCAGGGGCGTGGGGCAGTAATACTTGGGGAGGTCAGCAATCTGAAATCTCCGGTGTTGTTGCGTCTGGCTCTGTAGGCTCTGCGGGTGTTAGCGTTACTGTAGCCCTAACGGGGGTTTCCGCATCGGGGGCGGTTGGGACTGCAACTGTAGCCGAGCGATCTTTAGCGTTAACAGGGGTTCAAGCCTCTGGCGCGGTTGGTACGGTTGGTGTTGAGTTTGTTTATGAAGTACCCATAACAGGGGCCTCTGCTTCTGGTGCGGTTGGCTCTGTTGTTCAATCGGCATCTGTTGCACTGACGGGTGTCTCTGCTACGGGTGAAGTTGGTACTACTGTAGTATCAACTACAGATGATGAGACGGGTGTTCTGGGTATTGGTGCAGTTGGCACAGTTGAGCCTAGTCTTTCACTTGACTTAACAGGTGTAGAGGGCACAGGCTCTGTTGGCAGTGTTGCAGTTGGCACTATATCGGTAGCGTTGACAGGTGTTCAAGCCACAGGCGCAGTTGGTACACAGACTCCGGATATTGCTCTGGCTTTGTCTGGTATTGCGGCAAGTGGCGATGTTGGCTCTGTTTCGGTTGGTACAGTTGCTGTTGCACTGACGGGTGTTGAGGCTACTGGTGAAGTTGGTGTTATTACACGCAAGTTTGTGCTTGATGGCCTTGAGGCCACTGGCTCGGTTGGTACTGCTAGTGCGGGTGTTACAGTTGCGCTGACTGGCGTGTCTGGCTCTGGACTAGTGGGTGATGATGTTCCTGTTAGATCGCTCGAATTGTCGGGTGTATCTGCAGCGGGCGCTGTTGGCACGGTGTCGATTGGCGCAAGGTTGATTGCTATTACAGGCAGTCAAGCAATGGGTAATGTTGGCAGTTTTGGCGTGTTTTATTGGTCGTTAATTGATGACAGCGAGAACGCAAACTGGCAGAATATAAACAATACGCAGTCTTCGGGCTGGACGGTAATTTCTACTTAGGAGTCAACAAATGACTACAGGCGCAACGGGACAACTAGGTTTAGCTCTTCCAGTACAGGGCGAGCTTTCCGGCACATGGGGCGATACCGTTAACAACGGTATTACGCAGTACACCAACATTGCTATTGCAGCCACACTGACGCTGACAAATGATGGCGCGGTAACTCTGGCCAATACAACAGGCGATGCCTCGGCTTCCAACATCGTATCTAGCTTGACAGGCGCGGGTACGGTTACGGCTCAGTTCGCCATCGTGCGGGTTACGGGTACGCTGACCACAACTAAAGTTGTGACGTTTGGCTCGGCAGGTTCAGCCCCATACAGTAAGACATACGTGGTGGTCAACGCTGCAACGGGCGGGTCTGTAAGCTTCACTGCATACGGTGGATCAGGCGTCACTGTTGCTGTGGGCGAGAGTGCATACGTGTATTACAACGGCACTAACATTGTAAAAGTTTCTTCAACCGTGGCTACTGGCGTTACATCTTTCCAAACGTCACTAAGCGGCTTAACCCCATCTACGGCTACAACAGGCGCAGTCACATTGGCTGGCACATTGGGTACATCTAGCGGTGGAACAAACTTAACATCATTCACATCAGGCGGTGTAGTTTACGCCTCAAGTTCTAGTGCATTGGCTACTGGCTCTGCGCTTACTTTTGATGGGACTAATAATCTAAAACTTCAAACAGGCGCTGGTGTTACATCAACATTAAATTTGAACAACAGTGACGGTAACGGAACCCTGTCTCAAATAAATTTTGGGTATACCGCAGTTCCAAATCACGGAAACATAAAGTACACGGGCGATTTTGTTTTTAGCCTTAATGCAAACGCCGAACAAATGCGCCTAACCTCGACAGGTCTGGGTATTGGGACGAGTTCGCCTAGTGCAAAACTTAATGTGTATTCAACAGCAGGCGCAATTGTTGCCAAGTTTGACAGTAACCAAAGCGGTGGTGCGCAAATCGGGTTTTATGGTTCTGGAACTATTAACGGCTATGTTGGAACAAGCGGTAATTGGCTTGGCACTTCTGCAACAGATATGGCAATTATTGCTGAAACAAGCAAATCCATTACGTTCTTTACTGGTGGCTCTGGAACAGAGCGTATGCGCCTCGACAGCGCAGGCAATCTAGGTCTTGGTGTTACACCGAGTGCTTGGGGAAACACATACAAAGCATTTCAAGCAGGAACGACAAGCGTTTTGGCGGGTGTTGCATCTCAGACAAATAACTATGTATTACACAATTTTGTCAATTGTTACAATGACAATACAAACTGGGTATACATTGCTTCACAAGAAGCGGGACGATACGAAATAGCCCGTAATACTCATAAGTGGTTCAATGCCCCATCAGGCACAGCAGGAAACGCTATCTCCTTTACCCAAGCAATGACGCTAGATGCGTCTGGGAATTTGGGTGTGGGCGTAACAAGCATGAACACAACGCTTCATGTTCAAGGTGCTGGAACAACCGATGGAAGCATTAAGTTTAACCAGCAATTAAACAGCACGGGCGCATATAACGCAACGCCAATGAGCGGAACAATGGTTGCGCTTAAATACAATACTGCTGGTGATTATGCGGGTATGGGTGGCTGGTCAATTGGTAAAGAAAACGCAACCGATGGTAACTACGGAAGTTACTTTGCAATTCACACTAGGTTTAATGGCGCGGCTAATGGAGAAAAAGCCAGAGTTTCTTCTGATGGCGGTTTCTCAGTAGGCACAACAGCAAACCCCGGGGCTGGTGCAATCTATGCAACAGGCAACATCACTGCGTACTACTCTTCCGACATCAAGTTCAAAGAAAACGTGCGTGACATTCCTGATGCTTTGGCTACAGTGAACGCTATTGGTGGTAAGTTGTTTGATTGGAAAGACGACTACATTGAGTCCAAGGGCGGTGCTGATGGCTACTTTGTACAGAAAGCTGACTTCGGTGTGGTTGCCCAAGATGTACAGAAAGTATTCCCAATCGCTGTGCGTACCCGTGAAGATGGCTCATTGGCTGTTGACTACGAGAAACTTGGCGCACTGGCATTTGCCGCATTGGTTGAGTTGACTAAACGTGTAGAGGCATTGGAGTCCAAATAATGACAATCCCATCATCTGGCCCAGTTACATTCACAGACATCCAAACTGAGTTTGGTGGCACGAACCCGATTGCGTTGAATGAATACTACGCAGGTGGTGGCTTGGTTCCTGCGGGTACGACAGGCACGTATGGTGCTGTGCCAAGTAGCGGTCAGATCAGTGTTCAGAACTTCTACGGCACAACGGCTTACACGCCTATCTATGTTGAAGAAGTGTTTTCATCGTGGCTTTACGCAGGCAACGGCTCTACACAGGCTATCCCCAACGGTATTGACTTAGCCACTAAAGGTGGGTTGGTTTATTTTGGAAGACGATTGACAGGGGATAACCACTGGTTGATTGACACCGCGAGAGGCGGAACAAAGTTTTTAACCTCTAACACAACTGGCGCACAAGCTGGGGCTGATAATTACATTTCCAGCTTTAACTCTAACGGCTTTACTCTTGGGACAGGGAGTGGAGAGACAAATAGTAGTTTTTCATCAGGGGGCGCATACGTTGCATGGACATTCCGCAAGCAACCAAAGTTCTTTGATATTGTGACTTATACGGGGAATGGCGTAAGTGGAAGATCCGTTAGCCATAATCTTGGAAGCACCCCCGGGTGCATCATCATTAAAAGCACAACAAGAACTTCTGATTGGGTTGTCTATCACCGAAGTGTTGGGTCATCGGCAACTTTGATTCTAAACAGTACCGTAGCATCTGCTGACTACGGCAATAACATTTCCAGCGTTACATCAACATCTTTTAGCGTTACGGGTGGCTCTGACAGCAATGCCAACGGCGACACTTATGTGGCCTACATTTACGCCCACAACGCAGGAGGCTTTGGCCCCACTGGTTCTGACAATGTAATTACTTGTGGCTCATTTACCACGGTTAACGTCGGTGGGAATTCTACTGGCTTAGTAACAGATTTAGGGTACGAGCCACAATGGTTGTTGTACAAAAGATCTTCTGGTGGTGCGGCAGATTGGTCTATAGTAGATGTTAATCGTGGCTTTTGCCAACTAGAAAACCTTGTACTTGCTCCAAACACTACTGCCGCAGAATCCAATGCCGCAGGAGGTAATTCTCAATTCCCTTCGCCAACTGGGTTTCAGCTTAATGTAGGTTCGGTTGGTAATACGTTCATCTATATTGCAATTCGCCGTGCTCCAATGAAAGTGCCAACTGTAGGCACTAGCGTGTTTGCGCCTTTGGTGACTGCGGCTAGTGACGCTACTATTGGCACAACCAATTTCCCAATTGATTTGCAAATTGGTGGATATCGCGCTTCAACCAATTCCACCAACAACTGGAATATGTTTACCCGGCGAATAAAAGTTTCTACCACAAGCGATAATTCTGGTGCTGGGTTACGAACAAGCGGCACTGACGCTGAAAATACAGGACTCACTTATCCAATAAGATACAACAATACGGGTTACCAGAACTATGGTAGTCGCACATGGTCACTTAATTTCAGCCGAGCGCCTCAGTTTTTTGAGGTTGTTTGTTATACAGGCACAGGAGTTACAAGGACTGTAAGTCATAACTTAGGAGTTGCACCTGAGTTGATAATTATTAAAAGCAGAAGCAACAGTGGAGTTAATTATGCATGGCCTGTCTATGCCGCCCCAAGGGGGGCTACACAGGGGGCTTATCTTAATTCTAGTGACGAATTTGCCGTAGGTTATGGAACTCCTTTTTGGAATGACACAGCACCAACAGCATCTGTTTTTACTTTAGGAACTACTCAACAGTTAAATGGAAGTGGCTCAACCTATGTCGCCTACCTATTTGCAACTTGCGCTGGTGTTTCCAAAGTAGGCTCATACACAGGCACAGGCACTACAAAACAAATTGATTGTGGCTTTACAGCAGGGGCAAGGTTTGTTTTAATCAAGCGTACTGACTCTACTGGTGCTTGGTATGTATGGGATACTGCCCGTGGGATTATTGCAGGCAATGACCCTTATTTGCTCTTAAACAGCACAGCCGCTGAAGTTACCAACACAGATTACATTGACACCTACAGCGCAGGGTTTGAGATTAGTTCAACTGCGCCATCTGCCATCAATGCAAATGGTGGCTCATTTATCTTCTTGGCTATCGCATAAGGAATCATCATGGAAATCAGAGTTAGATCAACAGGCGCAGTAATGTTTTGGAACGAGTTCCGTGAGCTATTGCTTACCCAAAACCCCTCCGAGTTAATTACAGTCGCGCCCCAAACCGAAGAATGGTTAGACGCACATGGCGCAGATGTTGTGCTTGAAGGGCCACAAGCCACAGGCGGTACGGTATACCAATACTCAATGCGCCAAGGCGTGGAGCAGTTAGACGGCAAGTGGTACACAAAGTACGTGCTTGGCCCTATCTTCACAGACCGCGAAGCCACAGAAACCGAGCCAGCCCAAACAGCCGCTGAACAAGAGACTGCATACAAGGCAATGAAAGACGCAGAGCAAGCCGCAAACGTACGCAGATCACGTACTGAAATGCTCAAAGACTGCGACTGGACACAGATTGCCGACAGCACCGCAGATAAAACTGCATGGGCAACATACCGCCAAGCTTTGCGTGATGTACCTGCGCAGACTGGATTCCCTTGGACAATCACTTGGCCTACACAACCTTAAAGGACTAACATGACTACGATTACTTGGACAGTTACAGCAATGGACTGCTACACGCAAGAAGGCGGCAACAACAATGTCGTCTTCACGGTGCACTGGACTTGCGCTGGTGTTTTTGCTGACACGTACGGCAGTGTGTACTCGACCTGCTCAGTGCCTGCGCCATCTGGCTCTTTTACACCCTACGCCAATCTGACTCAAGACCAAGTTCTTGGCTGGATTTATGCCAATGGTGTTGATAAAGCGGCAACTGAAGCGGCTGTTGAGCAACAGATTCAACAACAAATTGCGCCAACTGTGCAGACCCCACCACTGCCTTGGAGCGCCTGATGGAAATTAACTTGAAGCTTTCTTTGGAAGAAGTATCTGCCATATTGCAAGTGCTTGGCGACCTGCCAACTAAGAGCAACGCATACCCCCTCTTGATGAACATCAAGGGTCAGGCAGAAGCACAACTTCCAAAAGAGCCTGCACCGGAGTAACCATGCGGGACTGGGCTGAAGCGTTTATCGTTGCGGCCTTTGTGACTATTTTTATAGTCTGGGGAACGTTTACCCTTGTGTGGATTTGGGGATGAAATGATTGACATTACCAAAGCGATTGGAGCCGTTGCCGCTACCGTTGCCGCTTTAGGCGGTAGTTACACGCTTGCCGATAAGTTTGGTTGGTTTGACCGCGCAATCATTGAATGGTCGCCTGAGAACTTTAAGATTGTGGCAGAAGCTGGTAAGCCAATAAATGTGACCGTTGCGCGGATCAAGAAGCGGGACGATTGTTCTGTTGAGAGTTTCACGCCAAGCATTCGTGATGCGGCTGGTATGGTGCATGAGGCAACCACTACCGCAAGTAAGTTCAGTGGCCCAGCCGGGCCAGAGATTGACACATTTACCTATGAACTTACGATGGTTGGCAAGGAAAAGGTTACCAGCGGCAAAGCCACTTTGCTGGCGACGATCAAGTACAAGTGTCCTGAAGGGGAGCGCGTTGTACAGTACCCTCGTCATGCAAATTTAAGTTTTGAATTGAAATGATTGATCCAATTACGGCGCTAGAAGGATTGCAAACTGCAATCAGTGTCGTTAAAAAAGCTAGTAAAGTCGCTAGTGATCTGGCAGGTCTAACGCCGTCAATAGCCAAGCTTTTTGATGCCAAGTCAACCGCTACCAAGGCCATGCTTCACGCCAAGCGTACGGGTGGCAAGTCTAACCTTGGTGTAGCGTTACAAATTGAGATGGCTTTGGATGAAGCCAAGCGGTTTGAAGAGCAGTTAAAAATGTTGTTTATGCAAGCTGGGCGCATAGACGTGTGGAATGCGGCTAAAGCCCGTCAAGCTGAACTGGACAGGGATGATGCCAAAGAGATGGCGGCTTTACACGCTGAAGAAAAAAGGCGTAAAGAGGCCGAGGCCGAACAGATGGAGTGGGCAATTGCCATTGTGATTATTGTGATGTTTGTTGGTGCTGTTGGCTGGGGGCTTACACAAATTAACGAACTATGC